CCACTGATACCTGATTCGCCTGATGTACCTGATTCGCCTGATGTACCAGACCAACCGCTTATACCTGAGTCACCGCTGAATCCCGAGTAGCCACTGATACCTGAGTATCCGCTGATACCTGATGTGCCGGACCAACCTGAAGTGCCAGATGCTCCTGAATAACCTGACAGACCTATAAAGCCCTGACTGATAGGCGTGCCGATACTTGAAGGAGAAGTTCCGCCGTATGACAGATGTACTGTTACATCAGTTATGCTGTCAGTAAATGTTGACACTCTGACAAGAATTCGATCAGATGCCAGTAGAATAATAGGTGAAGTAACATAATAACGGATCTGCTCAAATCCGCCGGGGACGTTATCAATTATATTGACGCCAGCGGCGCTGAACAGAAAAGTTTCAGTTGTATCTTCAGCATACTTATAAACAGAAACAGTTAACGATGTTACTCCGGTTAGATCCGATACATATCGGTAAAGACCAAAGTTCCACTCACCTTGCGGAATAGTAGGGACACTAGGCTCATACGGCAACGTGACGAATCCGTCTATAAGTTGCGTTCCTGAGGTATCGTTTATGGTTACACTCTTATCTGATATCGGTGTACTCGGCACATACTCAAGCGATTCGTACGGGAGTACGTCAGATACAGTATCATTCAGAAAGAATATTCTGCCATAAGCGGCACCAGAATATCCAGAGAAACCTGAAGTTCCCAGAGCGCCCATATTCCATGATAAGTTGCCAGATCCGTCAGTTGAGAGTACGTATCCGGCGACGCCGCCTGAAAGATGAACATTTGAAATGGGTCCTAGATTTACATTCGGAGAGGCAGCAAAATTAATGTTACCGACAATGTTACCAGTCGATAAGGTAGGAACAGCTAAAGTATGAGTAGCACTGTTGTAGGTAAACCCGGGGCTGGCACCGAAAACGCCGGCGTTGTTATATTGGACTTGTGTATTACTGCCTGATGGGGTGCCGTTGCCGCCGCCACCACCACCACCGGTTGTCCAAGCTAGATTGCCGGTGCCATCTGTCTGTAGAATCTGTCCATTTATACCGCCAGCGATGTGAACGTTTGCTATGTTACCTAGATTAGCATCAGCAGTTATTGTGATGTTAGCAACAGTCGCATTGTTAGTTGTTACGTTGCCATTCGCATCAATGACATCGACGGCAGGGATACCAACTGAAATCCCACCTATTGAATTGAATGATTCTGCTGCCATATAATTGTTCCTATTCTTTATTTATCCCAATTTAGTTCATTGTAGTTGAAAATTAAAGCACCCTATATCGCTTTATTCTGCTAAATAAATGATGATACACCAACAGTTATCGCGTCCTGTATGCAGTATGTGCGGCACCACGCCGGCGAAACCTAACGGAAAAAGTGTACAGGGTTTTCAGAAATGGCACAAGTATTGTGCCACGTGTGCCAAGGCAGCATACAACCCGTTGTTTGGATACTTACTGAAGAAAAAGAAAAAATGTAGGAAATGCGGCTTCGTAGCAGAGGATTCCTGCCAGTTGGATCTGGTAGACGGAGTGACGATGTGTGCTAACTGCTCCAGATTACATCGCAAAAATGTCAGAAAGAAGTCGATCCTTGATATAACGACTGACTCTGACGTTGGTATCAGTTAACTCAGAACAATAGGTTCTTTAGTAAATGATCTTAGTGCCAGATTGATTAGGGACAGCGCCAATGCTTGAATATCAGCCCCTACGATAAATCCGTATTTCGTTTGGAGACCTATCCCTACTAACGCAATAATATTGGCCCAAAGGGTTTTTGACTGATAAAATGGCTTACCAGAAAGTTGTGTGTTGATTGCGTCAGTCGCAGTTGTAATTAGGCTCATTCGAATAACCTCGCTTTCTTGGCCGTAGCCGTAACTTCTTTCAGCACTGTCTTTAGCTTATCTTTACCGGCTAAAACTTTTGCTGAATCTTCTAGGACGTTTGGATTGTATGCTTTGAAGTTGTCTCCGTGACCTACATACAAATGACAATCGTTTTCCATACAGAGGGTGATCAAATTTGTCGGATCAAGCTCCAGAGTAGGATGAAGGTGGAACGGTTTCATATGGTGAACTTCAAGTTCAGTTAAGGCACCGCATGCCTGACACGTTGGATTAGTCTTCAAATGCTTTTTACGAGCGGACGGCCATTTAGAGTTTCTCTTTACACCGTGGTGTTCGTCACGCGATGCGGCCTTCAATAAATTTGCTTCATGTTTTTTTGTCATAATACTATTTAGCCCAAAAAAGAACGGCCGCAGCCGTTCAACTTCCCATCCCGAGGGTTATTTCTTCTGTGCGTTATCCGCTGCTAGTTGTTCTTTGTTCGCAGAGTCCAACTTTCGAACGTGTCGTTGATATGCTGCTTCATCTTCCGGTGACAGTTTGCCCTTCTGAGCCTGTTTTTTCATATCAAGTTTAAATAGTTCATCTTCCAGTCGTCCAATGTTCAATGATCTTATCTGAGTTTCCATAGAACGTTGCAGTGATTGAACGTCTGCTGCTGAAGCATAATGATTATCAAGCGCCCAAAATGCGCCGAGGATAGCAACTATTGCTCCCACAGTTGAACTTAGATTTTTGATATTGAATTCCATAATACTATTTATCTTCCGGGCAGTTTTTATTGTGCCAACGATCAATGACGTTTACGGCCACCAAGCTTCCACCCCTGCGACAACCAAGTCTGTAGCGAGTCTTGTTTTACTTTCTTTTCTACACCGTCTTTGTTTATACTGATATTACCAGTAACTGCGGCCGCTACGTTAGCACCGTGAGTTTTAATCTTGGATACGCCTTTCTGCGTCATTGATCGTTTAAGTTTTTCTTCCTCACTCATCGGTCCTTTAGGTTTACCTTTAGCTGATGCACTCATCTTGGCTTTAGTTGTGATGCTGCGCTTACTTCCAGTTTGACGTTCAGATATCATTTTACTGACCGCTGCCTTAGTTTCAGGAGATTGCGGCTTTCTATTGCGGGTACGTTCTCGGGATTTCTCTAATGCTTCACCCTCCAGTTTAATGCCCTTGTTCCAAGCAGGCCTGCCGGCACGCATTATCGATAGATTGATAGCGTGTTCCTTTTTATATTTTTCATACACCCTCGCTGTTATCTTTGTCTCATATCTGTTTTGCAGGTCATTAGATACACGCATCATACGCAGCGCATATACCATTTTTGCTCTATCTGCACCGGTGACCATCTTGGTCAGGAGCCAGTGGCAAATAAAGTGTTCTCTTGCGGTAAGTGACACCATATTGCTTTTAGCATTTGTCCCGCCCATTGATCTAGGAACGACATGATGATTTTCTCGGTACCCGATAATGACCCGTTCTTTTCCCCGGGCAGTAATCCGGTTATATATTCTGGAGTATTTATTATCTGTCATACATCTATTTAGTCCGTAACTTAACGTTCTAATAAATATATCCATTAAAAAAGGCTCCGAAGAGCCTTTTTGTTGTAATCGCTTCTCTCGCTGCGATAACCATTCCATTTCACTGAAAAGTAAGGTTTGCGACCGCAACTTCACCTACGTAGTCAGCAGCATTGCCGAACGAAGATGCAGTGTTAGTCAATTCTATGTACCCATAACGAGTCATAAACGAAACGACTGGTTCGAATGTGCTTGGATCAAGAACAACGCCAGAACTCATCAACGGAATGTAAGGGCAATAGAATGCCGCTGCATCTGTTTCTGAAGTACCCTTGTAGCCAACTAACACAGGTGTTGTGTCAGGAGCATACGAGTCAACGAACACGCGCATTGCGCCGTTCAGTGTACCAACGAACTTAGTGTTAGTTGGAGCTTCGAATGTACCTTCTGTGGTACGAGCAAATGCTGAAGTAGTTGCAGATTGCAACACTGTCAACACAGCAGACGAAACAACAGCCCAGTTACCAGCGCCACGACGAGTGCGTTGAGCGATCAGGTTAGCAACGCGATTGATAAGAACAGCTAGAGCAGCGTGTTCGTCACCAACGTATGTAGCTGTACCAGAAACGGTAGCTTGATTGAACGTATATTCAGTCGATGCCAGAGTGCGCAGGGACAGAAGAATTTCTTGGTCAATTTCAGCGGTAATTTCTTGCGCTAACGCTGCCATGATTTCTGCTTCTACGTCGATACCATGTTGTGCTTGAGCATCTTGTGCTGCTTCAAACGTCCAACGTGCTTGCAATTTGCGTGACTTAGCTTCAACTGCTTGTCTTAGAATTTGAACGCTGATCTGACGACCGCCGTTACCTTCAAGAGCAGCAGTGTTATTGCCGGTGTAGCCAGTAGCTGTATCACCTGCAACGCCGCTTGGTTGACGCGAATATGCTTGAGCGATCATGAATGGGCTCAATGCTTCTTGACCAGCTGTAACATTTGTTGCTGCTGCGCTGTGGTCTGTTAAAGAGTTAGCATAGCGAACACGTAATGTGTGAATCTGACCGACTGGTCCTGTCATTGGCTGAACGCCGACCAATTCGTTAGCGATAACGGTTGGCATAACACGACGGATAACTGGAAGAATCACGCGATTTAACGTTGCGATGTTACCAGCTGTAGTTGTACCGACTGAAGATTCAGACAGTAGTTGCTTCTTGGTGTTTTCTAAAATAACACCCATTGTTGAACGGCGAGTTCCTTTTAAACCTTCTAACAGGGCTTCTTTGGTCTCGTTCCAACGGCCTTCTAATAATACTTTTGACATGTATGTTCTCCTAATATGTCTAATTTATAGCCCTGCCAAGCGTTTGATATCAATAACGTTGTCACGTTGTTCCATATCAACTAACACTTGTTTAGCAGCTTTATCCCCGGTCACTTCTTTAACTGTTTCTCTAAGCGCAGTCTTTCCAGACTTGCTCGAACCAGTATTAAGAACTGCAGGTAGATACTTATCGAAAGATGTAGTCAACTTTGCAGTATTAACACTTTCTAGTAAGTCCTTCATTACCGTTGCTTTTTCCGTATTTAACGAACTAAGCAGCGTAGTCATAATCTTCTCACGAATATTAGACTCCTTAATAATGCGAACTTCACGTTCCTTTGTTTCAAGTAAGGTTTTTGCCTTCTTGTTTAGTGCGACAGATTCAGAAAGCTTTTGATCTTTCTGTTCTAATTGGGCCACTAGCTTGCGAGTTTCAGCTTTCTCATTCAGATGAGTAACTGAGAATTCACTTGCAAACGCTTCGAATAGACGACGACCAAATGCATTTTCACGTGCAGACTTGATATCTTCCTTCAACTGACCTAATTCACCCTTGAGTTGTGCGGTTACAACTGTATTCAACCGTTTAGCGGTTTCGGTCACGAAACGTGACTTCAATGCTTCAAGTTGTTTACGGCCTTCAGCAACTAACTTAACCTTTGCTTCAACAACAGCTTGTTTGTCTTGCGCGAATTCTTTAATTTCACGGGCCAAAGCATGAACAATGAATTGCTCTAACTTTTGCTGACTTTCATTTTGTTGTTTACGATCTGTACGAACTTCTTTAATTTCTTCGGCGAGTTTAGTCACCATGAAATCATTGAAGCGAGTAGCAGTCTCGCGCAGTTTGACTTGCGCCTTCACACGGTCTTCGTTCATTGCTTGTCTTTCTTTCTGAAATTCTTGAATCTCATCAGTCAGACCGGTTGTAACCATTTTATCAAGGGCTTCTACCATCACACTACGATCATGCTCGTAACGTTGTGCGAACTCCTCGCGAAGTTCCGCACGTACTTGTTCCTTAGCCTCGACCAACTTTGCTTCCCACGCTTCATTAATAGCTTGTGAGACATCTTCGTTGATCAGACCACCGTCAAGTAATGGTTGTAATGCTTTATCAATCATTAACTTCCCCTTTATAGTTTGAGGTCTCTAATAAGACGAACCACTTCGTCCTGTAGATACCTCCGTACTTTTTTGTTGTCTTGTGCTTCCTTAGCAATCTGCAAAGTCTTATGACCATATTTCATGTTCATCATACCTTCATATATTGCTTTTGGATACGCATTAGGCGCACTAGGTTGTGCAACAACATCCACAGTGATTATTTCAAAATCACTGACGCGGCCATCAGCTTCGTTAACGTTTCCGCTACCTCTGCTTGATACGCCAAGTTTGACACCAGACTCTAACATGGTAGTTACTAACTGACCCATTGGAGTTGGTAAAATCTTCAGCTTTCCGAAACCATTTGCTCCATCCATCCACATTTGAGTAATCATATGTGAGACACGGTCAAGATTGATCTTCAGATCGTCCGGGTGATCTACTTCACCTAGAACAGAATAGCCTGTTGTAATTTGCTCGTTAAGAGTTTGGACAGCCGACTCAATCTCAGACACGGGATAGACGCGCTCATTCGCGTTCTTGATCCCGCCCTGGATAAAGATCCCCTTCATATAAAGGGACTTTTTGTCGCCATCTTCCTTAACAGATTCAACCACGATATTAGCGCGGTCGAATGTTAAGTTTTCCTTAAGGTAAGCCATTACACTTAATTATTTACGAGTTCTGCGTGACTCACCGACAATGCTCTTGTCGTTTTGTGGGACACTGCCGCCGGCTCCAACTTCTTTACCTTGTGGAGTCTTTGTTCCGAAACCACCTGATACTTTTTCCTTGAAAGAAGTCTTACCTGCATTTTGCCCTGGAGAATTTTTGAAGTTTCCAGCGCCCTTAACTTGTGTTTCGCCCTTTGTATAAGCGTTGCTAGGAGCTTTCGGTGCTGACGGGACTGATTCAGCAGAGCCGGTGACGTTAACAGGCTTAGCACCAGTTGAAACGACCTTTGGCTTAGTCAGCGCAGGGCTCTTGGTTTGCACGCCATTGTCGCCCATAGTACCGAACTTATTGTAAGTGCTTCCGCCGACCTGTTTCAACTGAACAGCTTCCATCATGGCCCCTTCTTCATCGGGAGCGCCGAATTCTTCGTCGTCAGCGCCTTCGATAGAACCGTCGCCTTCTTCGTCACCGAAGTCTGGATCGTTTTCACCGTCGTTGTGTTCTTCTTCGCCTTCTTCATCAGCCATAAGTTCTTCGAACTCGGCCATTAATTCGTCTAGTTTATCTTCAAGAGAGACAACGCGGTCTTCAAGACCTTCTTCGCCGCCTTCTGCTCCGAAGTCACCTTCTTCGCCGCCGAAGTCATCTTCGTCGCCGTCGAGAGAAATTTCTTCCTCATCGCCGTCATCAGCGCCCAAATCACCGAAGCCGTCATCATCTTCTTCAGTCATTCCTTGTTCTTCGGATGCGATTTCATCTTGGAAATCTCCGACTTGTCCGCCAAGTCCTCCGCCCATTTCTTCGTCCATCATTGATTCATAGATTTCGCGTGATTTTTCAACAACGATATCGTGGAATAATGCACGGGCTTGTTCTTCATTTTCATTCGTGATAAGCTGAATGAGTTGCTCAAACTTTTTGTTGTCCATTGGTATCTCCTAAGTGTTAATGGCTTGCTACAGTTATTTATAGCATAGCATATAAAATAGCGCAATAAGTGCGTATTTTTAAGACTTTTAGTGGAGATATACGGTTTATAGTGAAGGCATGGCGCCTTCGGCAGCTTCTACGGGGACAGAGTATTGATCGTGAACTTTTTTCAGATATTCTTTTTTCTCGAAATTTCTGACATCCATCATCTTACGGAGTTTTCTGATCTGACGAAGCGTTAGTTTAGTCTTGCGGGATTCTTTCCATTTTGGTTTAGAGTTATCATCTGCGGTGTCTTGATAACCCGCAACCGGCGCGTCGAACATTTCTAGTAACTTCATATATCTATTTATCTTTGGGTTACATTCCAGCGCCGCCTGGTGCGCCGCCTGGTGCGCCGCCTGGCATTGCTCCGCCCGGGGGAGCAGCATTTACCGGGCCAGCTACGCCGCCCTCCATACCCGGCTCTTCTGGTGGGGCTTCCATTTCTTCTGCTGACAGTGCATCAGCATCCATGTCGCCGGCTGATACCCCGATAC